ATCTTACACATGGATAGGAATAGACGAACTACCACAATATCCTTCGCCAGATATATATAATTTTTTAAGATCATCTTTACGTTCAGTTGATCCTAGTATTCCTGTGTATATGCGATCGACAGGCAATCCAGGTAATATAGGTTCACAATGGGTACGAGAGATGTTCGTTGATCCGATTACACCGAATACAGCTTTTAATATAGAAATTAAAACGCCTACAGGAATAAAATACATTACTCGTAGATTTATTCCCGCAAAATTGCAAGATAATCCTTATCTGATGCAGACAGAAGATTATTATGCGATGTTGTCCTCTCTACCTGAAGTACAACGTAAACAATTTTTAGAAGGAGATTGGGATGCATTCGAAGATTCATCGTTTCCTGAATTTAGTAAAAGTGTACATGTGGTTGATCCCTTTGAGGTACCTAAAGGATGGCAGCGGTTTCGTGCTGCTGATTGGGGTTATTCTTCTCCTGCTTGTGTCCTTTGGTTTGCTATTGATTATGATAATAATTTGTGGATCTATCGAGAACTTTATACCAAAAAGATTACAGCAGATGTTTTCGCACAAAAAGTCTTAATGCTAGAGAGGGATGAATACATACGCTATGGGGTCTTAGACGCTAGTACTTGGGCAAAACGTGGAGATATAGGACCAAGTATTGCAGAAACAATGATTCAGGCAGGTTGTAAATGGAGACCTTCTGATCGTACACCAAGAAGTAGAATAAGTGGAAAGCTAGAAATCCATAAACGATTGAAATTAACGGAGACTATTAAAAAAGACCCAGGTCTTAGAATCTTTTCAACGTGTAGAAATTTAATAAGAACTCTACCCCTTTTACCTCTGGATGATCATAATCCAGAAGATATTAACACGAATGCAGAAGATCATGCTTATGACGCATTACGTTATGGTTGTATGAGTCGACCAATGCATACTAGTTATGCAAGTCGTATGTATAAAAAACCTAAACCACAATTTACCCCTGTAGATAGAATATTTGGCTATTAATGGGAACAAAGTTAAAGCTACCAAAACTTAATAAAAAAAATTTTCCTTATAAATTAGTAGCTTGCTACTGGGAAGATACGGTTAGTGATGCGAGTTGGCTAGATATTGTCGATATCAAAAAAGCTAAAACAGCAGTATGTTGTAGTGTCGGCTGGCTTATTAAAAATGATGATAAAATAACTGTAGTCATGGCAGATTATAGTTTCGAAGAGAATAAGGAAATCAAACAAGGTGGGTCGTACACCACTATACCGACTAAAAATGTACTATCAATTAAGAAACTAAAACTATAGAGGAATAATATGGAAACTAAATTCGATCCAAAAGCTAAAGTAAAACAAGGAGATCTTGGTTCAGCTGCTGATGGTAAACAGCCAAATCAGCAACCAACTAATATCAACTTTGATAAAGATGCACCTGTTAAAGGTAAGTCTAAAAATTATTTAGAATCTGAAGAAGGTTCTTTATATCAAAAAGGGGCTTATGTTACAAAGTCAGGATCAGAACATGTTCAAGAGTCTTTATTTAAAAAGGCTGATGAAAGGGATTATTAATGTCTGATTACATTAAAAAGAAAAAGGAACAACAACCTAAAGGTACGGTACCACTACAACCATGGGATCCAAAGAAAAGAACCCCATGGATAAAGATACCAACTTGGGAAAAGGATAAAAGACCTAAACCTGAATATATTATAGAGAAAAAAAAGAAACCAACAAAAAAACCAGCGAAGATTGATAACAAGCTTTTTTGGGCAAATCGTAAGAAAAAAGCATATCCAAAAATTGGAAAGGACTACTAATGGCAGAAGCAGACGATTCAGGCGATCATATAGCAAAAGAAAAAGACAAGTATAGATACAAAAAAGAGTTAAGACTTAGGCGGGTAAAAGATAAGAAAACTGGTAAAATTACTTCTATAAAAAAATTGGTAAATGTAGGTTATGCTATCAAACAACCTGAGCCTTATAAGACTTCTTATGGAAGTGTTATTACAGGTGAGCATAAACCTGAATATAAAAAAAGAAAAACAAGTAGAAAGAAAAATTACGCTAATATATATAAAAGAAAAAAATACGAATAAGGGCTATACTACCAAAAGAAAAACCCAAGTCTCATAAAAAGAAACAATCTATAAAGATAAGAAATTTTTAGGACACACAGATAACAAAAATAAATAAGGAGGAAACTATGCCAGAAGGAATGGGATACCCAAAAGGTAAAGGAATATTAGGCAAGGTCAATCAAGGTGACTTTGGAGCTGATGTTGCTAAAAGACCTAACGAGAAACTAGAAGTAAACCCTAATCAAAAAGTTAAACAGGGAGATCTAGGATCAGAGTCAGGTGCCGTAGGGAAAAAAGAAAAAGTAGACGCATCTATATTTACGAAAGCTAATCAAAAGGATTACTAGTCATGGTCTCAACATTGGATAAGAAATTTACCAATGAACATGGTAAGTATTCTCAGTTTGATAAATATAAATCTAAAGTTCTTTTAGAAAAAGAAAAGATAGAACCTGTATTAAAAGCAGATATATCTCAAAAAGATATTGATCTTTCTAAATCTAAAGATTACCCAGGTGTTGATTTAGATACAGCACGAATGTTAAGTGGTAATCCTACTTTAACACAGAAAGAATTAGAGTTATTAAAAAAGTCGGCTAAAGAAAAGAAAAAAGTAGAACCTACAGGAAAGTTTAAAAGTGGGTAAAGTATATTCTAACGAGCATCCTAAATATAAAAAGAAAGCTGCAAAGGATAGAAAAAAACGCCATCAAAAAGATTATGAATCCTATGCAAAGACTTCTGACTATTGGATGCAGTCTTCTCCAGAACAAAATCCTTTTTATCCAAAAGGTCATGAAGAAAAGACAGATGCTTTTAGAACAATGCAGAAAGAACGTTTTATGTATGGAATAAAAAGAAAGGATCCTAACATATTTAAAAAAATTGGGTCGGACATTAAAAAACTATACAAAAATATTAAGAAAAAAAATAAAAAATAATGGCTATTATAGATACAGATAACCTAGATCCGTTTATTGGATTTATTAGGCAAAGATTTCAACAATCAGAAACTTCAAGACTCTATGATGAAAAGCGATGGTTAAAAGCTTATCGAAATTATAGAGGATTGTATGGTCCTGAAATGGCTTTTCGTGAAAGCGAGAAATCTAAAGTCTTTGTTAAAATTACTAAAACAAAAGTATTAGCTGCCTTTGGACAGATTATAGAAGTTTTATTCTCAAGTGGAAAGTTTCCAATTGGAATAAGACCGACAGCTGTTCCTGAAGGAGTAGATGAGTATGCTCACATAGCAAAATTAAATCAACCAGGACAACCTCCCGCTCAACCTAATGGGCAAGCACAGCCTAATGGTGAGGATACAGAAAGTCCTTATGGCTTTGCTGGTGATGGAAGTAATTTACCTAAAGGGGCTACCGCTGAATCTTTAATGAAAGATTTGGCACAAAAATATAAAGAATTAGGTTTTGAAGAAGGACCTGCACCTGATTTAAAATCAATGCCACAGATTGAACCTGCAGATATTGCAGCAGGTCAAATGCAGAAATTAATTCATGATCAACTAGAAGATAGCGAAGCAATTAAAATACTACGTCATGTCTTTTTTGAAATGGCATTATTAGGAACAGGAATTTTAAAAGGACCTTTCACTACAGAAAAAACACAGTACGCATTTAGTTCTGATCAAGAAACAGGAACAACAGCAGCAATGGAAAGATCCAAAGTCGTTCCATCAATTGAAGCAGTATCTTGTTGGAATTTTTATGCTGATCCAAATTCTACAAATATGAATGATGCTGAATACGTTATTCAAAGACATTCATTTAACAGAGAACAATTTGCAGCATTAGCAAAGAAACCCTTATTTAAATTGGATGCGATTCGTGAATGTTTAGAAACAGGTCCTAACTATCAGACACGAGGATATGAATCTTCTTTGTATGATAGAGAAAATGTACAAAGTCTTTATAAAAATAGATTTGAAGTTTTAGAATACTGGGGAGTTATTACTAAAGATATTGCAAAACAACTTAATATAGACTTTGATGATGAATTGGATGTGGTATCCATTAATGCATGGATTTGTGGTAATAAAATTTTAAGATGTGTAGAGAATCCTTTTTCACCAAAAAGAATTCCTTACATGGTATGCCCATATGAATTAAATCCATATCAATTCTTTGGTGTAGGAATTCCAGAGAACATGCAAGATTCACAACAAGTTATGAATGGTCATGCAAGAATGGCAATTGATAATTTGGCGTTATCAGGAAATTTAGTTTTTGATATTGATGAAACATTATTAGCACCAGGTCAGGATATGAAAGTCTTTCCTGGTAAAATCTTTAGAAGACAAAGTGGACAACCAGGACAAGCAATTCATGGTGTGAAGTTCCCAAATACTTCTAATGAAAATTTAATGTTGTTTGATCGATTTAGACAACTTGCTGATGAAGCAACAGGTATTCCTTCGTATTCACATGGAACAACAGGAGTACAATCTACAACACGAACTGCAGCAGGCATGTCAATGCTAATGGGAGCTGCAGCTCTAAGTATTAAAACAGTTATTAAGAATATTGATGACTATTTACTCAAACCCCTAGGAGAAGCTTTATTCTACTGGAATATGCAATTTAATGTTGATAGACCAGAGATAAAGGGTGATCTAGATATTAAAGCACAAGGGACATCATCTCTAATGCAGAAAGAAGTTAGATCACAAAGATTAATGACCTTTATGCAGACTGCATCTAACCCATCGTTAGCACCGTTTGTAAAATGGCATACATGTTTAAAAGAAGTTGCAAAATCTTTGGATATAGATCCAGAACAATTAATTAATGATCCAGAGAAAGCAGCAATATACGCACATATAATGGGGATGGCAAATGGAAATCAACAAAATACAAGCAATCGTGGACAACAAAGCCCAATGGCAAATATGGGAGGAGTACCTCCAGGAGCTTCGCCAACAGACGCTACAGGAGCTGGAGGTGGCAACATCGGAACAGGCTCTGTTCCGCTGCCAGGGGAAGCTGGCTTTAGTTCGAAAACTTCTCAGCCTACCACAGGCAATAAAACGCAATAAGGAAAATAAATAATGGCAGCAAAAACTTGGGATACATCAAGAACTGGTGGTGGAACTTATGAGTTCACACAGGATGCTCAAGGTAATTATACACTTGGTTCTGTTGGATTTGATAAACTAAATAAATTAAATCTTCCTGAACTAAAAGCAGAAGCAACTACTACTGCAGCAGATACAAAGAAAACTACAGCAACGGCAAGTGCACAAACTGCAAAAGCATTTGGAAATGTACAACCTTTTTATTATGATCAAAAAGGTGAAGGTGGTACAGGGACCCAGTATACAATGAGGAAAGAAGGTGATTTGTCTACTAAAACTAAACCTATCCAAACGCAAGCACCTATACAACAAAGAGCACAACTAGTAGATGATTATGGAACTTCAAAATCTGAAATGCCAGGAAATACTGGTGGATCTATTAAAAAAGATACTATACCTGAATGGGCAAGAGGAGCTGATACAAGAGGTTATGGAAATCTTGGAAAAGAAGTTAAACCTCTAAATCAAGTTAATCAAGCTTCTGCAGATGTGCCAACATGGGCAAGAGGAGTTGATACAAGAGGTTATGGAAATCTTGGAAAAGAAGCTAAACATATATCAACATTAAATCAAGTTGATCAACCTTATATTGATGAGGATGAAAAAGCAAAAAGTTATGCTGTTAAATCATTAGTAGAAAAACCAGGATTAAAACAAAAAGTTATTCAAACAACTAAAACTGCACTTAATACTGTTAGAACTAGTTTAAAACCATTAGCAAGATCAGTAGGAATTCTATTAAAACCTGTTAAAGGGGCAGTTGGTACTGCTATAGGTATGGCTGCAAAGATGATACCTCCTGAAACTCCTACACAAAAACACGCAAGACAATATTTTAATGCTGATGATCAGACAGGCAGAATATCAGGAAACGCTTCAACAGATTTATATGCAGGTATGAATGTAGTTTCGGCAACTGGTAATTTAGAAAAAGCAGGTGAAAGTAGAATTGCAACAAGAGAAGAAACAATTTCAAGAAAAGGTTATGGACCTGGTGATAAGTTTTATGATGATACTCAAAAAATGAAAGATCAGCAAAATAATTTTAAAGATTCTCAAGATAATAATATAATAGATAAAGGATACACAAGAACTAGAGCTGAAAGAAAAGCTAATCCAGGAAGACGGGATGCAGATACAATGTCTGGGGGTTCGGATGACGCTGGTGGTGGAGGTAAAATAATTTGTACTCAAATGTATCAGCAAACTCACTTAAATGATTGGAAAAAAACTATACAGTTATGGTATATATTTCAGAAAAAATATTTAACTATTGAACACCAAAAAGGTTATCATTTTTTATTTAAACCCTTTGTTAGTGGAATGAAAAAATCTAAAATCTTAACTGCAATTGGAAAACATTGTGCAATTGCTAGAACAAAGGATATTAAACATATTATGTTTGGCACTCCTTTTTCTTTATCAGGAAGATTAGTAAGATTAATTACTGAACCAATATGTTATATAACAGGAAAAATTAAATCATGGCTATAGGACCAGACCAAAAAGTTACTACAACAGGTTTAATGGGTGGGTCACCACAGATGCCTAAGGCACCTGATATGTCAGGACTAGGTCGAGATCAAGGTCAAGCACCTGCACAAGTTACAGAAAAACCTGCTCCAGTTGAAAATCAAAATTTAGAAAGTAAAATAAATAATTTAACGGATGAAGATAAAATTACTTTAAAAACAGTTTTATCACCATCTGTTGTAAATGTTTTAAAAAAAGTTGCTCCTGAAATTAGTCCTTTGCTAGATCAAGCAGGATCAAATGAAGAAAACGTAACTCTACCTATATCAATAGTTAAACAGTATGCTATAAAGATATATGGGGGAGACGAAAAAACAGCAATACAGAATTTTATAACCGATTTGTCTGGTGAACAACCAGATAATAATGTGCCACTTGATACTGCACAAGCATCTACTGATAAGGGAATGCTGGCTCAACAGCCAGATACTTCTGAAATAGATGCAATAGATCAAGATCTAGTATAGTATCAACCCACAAATTATGGAAGTGAGCTACCCTTATCCATAAGGCACTCAACCTAAGAGGAAAAAATAATGGAAAACAAAGAAAAAGAAACAGTTAAGGTTTCTGAGGAAACAAAAGAAACTAAAACTGAAAAGCCGAAACTATTTAAAAAGCCTAAAGTAAATCTTTATAAAAAACATGATGACGCAAGTGATCCTGAAATTGAAGCATTTGCTAAAGGTGAATTAGAAAAGTTTCACAGAGAGAAAGCAGAGACAGCAACCGTTCAAAAGGACACAGAAGCATCTAAAGAAATTGCAAGCTCGGATGACGAAGCAACTCCTTCAACTGAACGCCCTGAAAATGCCGAAGAACGTGTCTTTAAGAAACGTTATGACGATTTGAAAAGACACTATGATTCTACACTCGGAAAGCATAAAGATGAAGTTCGGACTTTAAGAACTCAACTTGAGCAATCATCAAAGCAGTTTGTTCCACCTAAATCTAAAGACGAATTAGAGTCTTGGAGAAAGGAATACCCTGATGTTTATGAAATGGTTGAAACCATTGCTATGAACAAAGCAGATACTCGTGCAAAGGAGATGGAGACTAAGTATCAAAATCTTCAAGTACAGCAGGAACAAATTAATAGGGAAAAGGCAGAAGTAGAATTGTTACAAGAACATCCTGATTATAAAGATATTCGTTCAAAAGATGAATTTCACGATTGGGCTGCTAAACAAGATCCTGTTATACAGGGTTGGTTGTATGAAAATGCTTCCAATTCATCATTAGCTGGAAGAGCTATTGATTTGTATAAAATGGATAAAGGTGTTAGCAAACTATCTAAAAAACAGGAAACTGCTGTTAAGAAAGAGGCAGCAAAAGCTATAACAAAAACTGCTAAAGCAACTGAATCAGAATTACCCAAAAAGAAAGTTTGGTCTAATGCTGCAATTGCTAAGATGAGTGTTCGTGAGTATGCGAAGCACGAAGAAGACATTGATAATGCTATAAAAGAAGGTAGAATCCAACCTTAATACTAACTATAAATTGGAGGCTAACACATGGCTACAATGGGACTGGCTACTGGCTACCAAAATTTACCTTCGGGTAATTGGGTACCAGCAGTCTATAGTCAAAAGGTTCAAAAGTTTTTCAGACGTGCATCAGTTGTTGAAGATATTACTAACACTGATTACGCTGGGGAAATTGAAAACTTTGGCGACACGGTAAATATCGTGAAAGAGCCTTCCATTACTGTGAGCGACTACGCTCGAGGTCAATCTGTAAACACACAATCTTTGGCAGACGACAAGTTACAACTAACTGTCGACCAAGGATCTTATTTTGCGTTTAAAGTAGATGACATCGAAGAAAGACAATCACACGTAAATTGGGAAGCTCTTGCAACTTCTTCAGGTGCTTATTCACTAAAAAAGAACTACGACTATAATGTATTAAAAAACATTTATGACAATGCTTCAACATCAGCAGGGAACACTGGAACAGATGCTTCCCCAATTGATGGAGATGCTGCGACAGATACATTAGCAGATGTTATATCAGCTGCTAAAACAGTTCTTGATGGTAATGATGTACCAGAGGAAAACAGATGGCTAGTTGCACCACCAGCTTTTTACAAGCAATTGAGAAAAGCAGGTGCAAAGATTATGGATCAATCAGTTATGGCTGAT